TACAGAGAACAAATTGGTATTGTTATCTGTAACCAAAGGTGCCACAGTGTCATTGTACCACTGATCAATATTGGGATGAACAGCAGCATCACCAACATATTGTAGAACAACAAATGGGTTTGGATTTACAGTCTTTGTAGCAAAATTATTATTTGCATAAGAAACATCAGAGAACGGTAGTGTTACAACACCATTAGAATTAGAATACCCAGCGATTCTTCTTTGATCGGATCTTGTATTAACTTCTTTTAGTGCAAAACTATCCTCTTTGGACTGTGGTCTCAATACAGATTGTTGTGCATCGATAGAACACAGATAATCAATAGATTTGACATTACCTACAGCATGAGTCTCGTAGTTATCAACTAGGAATCCACTCTTGGTTTTATCAATGCCAAGAGTATCCTTAACTTGCATGTTAAGTGCTTGCTGCTCAAGAATACTCAAAGTAGTATAATACTCAAGACGCTCAATACGCTTCTCTAGCTTACCAATGTCACGCATCGTGAAACGACGGTTGTCAACTGGAGTAATTCTTACATCCTTGCTTGACTTGGTGAAAGCAGGAATAAAGATATAATAGAGAGGAATGCCATCCTCAATAATTTCTGGCTTGCTTGGGTTGAGTGATGAATTACCTTGCTTGATAATGAACTCACCCTTCTTATTCAAGAAAACACCATCAATTCTATCCAGATACTGTGATTCAGTAAAGGAAATAGTATATGGTAGAGATCTAGCAGAAGATGGTGTACTGGATACAGAACCACCTGCACCAATAAAGTTGATGTATTCTGTTTGTGAGAGTAATGAAGTATCTTGGAAACCAGTGATAATAGCAGTAGAATCTACCTTCGGTCTGAAGTCAATGACGTTCTTCAAACTCAAGTTACCATGCACAACAGAGTTGAAATCAGGGATCTCATCTGCTACAACACCTGCCTCATGAATATATGAGTCAACTGTATAGAAGTCACCTTGAGAATGCTCAAAGTAATCAAATGCTACAACTACTTGTCCTACAGGTGGAGTGAAACCAGGTTTTAGTACGATTCTAGACACATCATAGAATGTATCTCTTTGTCCATCATCAAAAGTAAATCTATCAGTCAGATCAGTACCAACAACCAAATTGCCATTAACGTCAACTGTTGGGGGAGCAGATGTAGATCCTTCGTAAATGTATCTTACTTTAAATACATCAGAGTAAGATAGAACTTCACTGCTGTCACTATCGTAATCAAGACCACGTATAGGCAATACCTGATCGCCAGCAGAGGTGATGACAACTCTCTTGTTTTTAATTGCTGTCTTTAGCTTGGGTCTACCTTTAGAAACTTCAATGGTAGCAGTCAACTTCAGTTTGGGGAAGTTAGTTACATTATTACCAAAATAGTTGCCAGGGAAGGTAAGTGTGATACTACCAGAAGATAGACCAGATGTAGCATCTGTAGTATTCAAGATACTTACAAAATCATCCGAGACATAGATAACATCACCAGTTTCAACTAGGTCAGAACCACCTTTGTCTAGAACAGTAATCAAGAAGTCTTTTTCGGTGAAAGGAACAAATCTCTGTGTACCGAAATCTAGTTGTGCAGCGAATGTGATGTTGCCACCATTGTCACTACCAGTAGTTACGAAGTCTCTTCTGATGTAGTAGTTGATCTTTGTGTCTTCTGTAGACTTGACAAGACTACCAACTTCTTTACTACCAGTTGGGAACAGAAGTGTAGATGTGGTTCCATTTGTAATAATAGGACGCAATCTAATGACAGCTACTGATGTTACCGTATCAGGTAGGGCACTGTTGAAATAAATTCTAGACTTATCAGTTCCTTTTGGAATAGTTACTAGATCTACAATAAATTTGTTTAGTCTACCAGTATCATCATTAAATTGAATAACGTCACCTTGGACGAGCATGAGTGATGCATCTGCACCAAATCCATTACACTCAATATATTTGTAACCTTTAGTTCCACTGAAGGTGTATTGGGTTACAGATTTTGTTTCGGAGAATTGTGTATCTTGAGTTTCAATATCAGCAGAGAACTTACTGGAAGATCCAAACTCTGAATATAGAGACTTGACATTCTGTGCAGTATAAGTCAGAACTGTGTTCTTGAATAGAACAGGAATGATATTAGTAACGATCGTGCTAGTTCCTTCGATATCAATGGTTGGAGGTGCAGAATATTCTGTCTGTGTAACATCTCTGTTTAGAATTTCTACCTTGTAGAGAGTTCCGCCGTTAATACCTACATTGATATCCTTGAGTTCAAAACGAGTGCCGTTAATAGAAATTCTAGATCCAGCTGTATAACCAGTTCCTTGCTTTGAAACAACAAAGTGTGAAATAGTATTCTCTTGTCCAATACGAAGAAGATCACCTTCTTCACTAGTGATTGTCTCACCAGGCAGGAAGGTTCCGTAGAGCGTCTTAACGTATAGACTCTTACCAAGAGATAAGAATCCATTTGTATTGCCTTCTACGACCCCGTAGGCACCACTGGTAGAACCTGTGATGTATTTACCAGGTGCAAATCCATTGCCAATAGTAGAATCTACAAGCAAACGAGTAAAGAATACTGGATTGAAATAGGATAGATTAAATTTACCATTGTAAATTGCTGATCCATCAGCAAGTTTACCGCGAGAAATAACAATATCGGTGTCTGCGTTAAATCCATCAGGTCTACCAACCAAGCTGACATCTTTTGGTTTTGCTACACCAATCAAAGGTACAATAGTATTGCTATAGTCAACAATGTAACCTACATCATTGATCTCTTGCTGAACTTCTGCCAAAGACTTGTAAAGAAATCTTCTTCTAGTTGACACGTTGTCATCGTACTCAAGGAAGAGATTATCTAGAAAATCTTTTCTGCCGAGAACAGTTAATTGCAAATACTGTGCGTTAACATCCCCAACTTCTGGTCTGGTTACTTTTGCAAAAGAAAGAACTTTTACAGATTCTGTAGATGCTACACCATTACTAGAAGTTCTGGAAGAAACAAAGTAGAGAGTTTTGATATCTGCCTTATTAGAAGGAGTATTTGGTTCAATACTTGTCTCATCAATAAGACCTAGATCAATTGCTGCTTGTAGGTAGATAGTCTTGATAGCATCATCTTTTCCATATCCAAGACCTCTTCTTTCGATGGTTTGGATGTAGTTAGTGGAAGACTCTAAATCATTAGTACCATTGACTCCATCATTATATGTGGAGTTTAAGAAGATAGTTGGATATGCAGTTAGATCAGCACCCTCGGCATTAAGAGGAAGAGTGTTGAATACATTGGTGATGGTGAATGATGCAAGACCATTAGATTTGATCGTTACATTGTCTCTGGAAAGTGTGTCTCTAGCTTTGTCAACGTCAATATACTTGGTTTCTTTATTGATAATTTCAAAACCACGAACATATGCTTTGCCAGGTCCAATGGTAGCAACCATCTTGTCTGCTGCTTCGGTTGCAGTCAGTCCATTAGGACCGATAAGTCCGTTGACACCTGGTGCATATACACCACGATTACCTTCTCTTTGATAAAACTCTCTGATATCAAAGTCAAAAGAATCTACAACATAGTCACCAGACTCATCGTAAGTTCTCCTAGCAAGAGTATTCTCAAGTGTATTATATGCAGCTTGTCTTACCTGCTTTTGAATAACTCCATTCTTAATAGAAAGAAGTTGAATAAAATTCTTGTCTGTAGTTTCTTCAAAAGAATATCGTACTAGACTTAAACTAATTTTTAGACGATGTGCTCCAGGAGCAGCATAGTTGGAAGATCCAAATGCATTATCATATAGTGTGGGATCTTCTTCTGGAGTTACTAGAGTTTCAGTAACCTTAAAACCAACTTTTACAGAAGGATTGTCACTATAACCATCAACAACAACTAAATCGGAAGAATTTCTTACAAAATATCCATTAACAAAATATACACCTTCTTCTACTTGCACAGCAGAAGCAAATCCCATGGCACCACTTTCTACAAATGTGGTAACTTGTGTGTCTGGGTCAGTTACTGCAACGCTAGTAGGTAGAACAGACCCGTCAGTACCAACAACAAGAAGAGGGCTGTTAACGCCATCGACAACTTCGAGTGTTTCTCCTTGACGGAACCTTTCTTCGTTTCCTCCATCACCAGCATTTAAATATTTTACGTAAAGAGTATCAGCGTTATTGTCAGATGCTTGTACGATTGCTTGTACAAGTGCAATAACACCAGAGGATAATCCATTGATCTTTTGACCAACGAGATTATTAATATCATATTTTTGGTAAATGATCTCATCATTTACACTTACAGCGACTTCAGAAACAGACGATAGTTTTACAAAGTCAAGTTTTTTATTTAGACCAACCTCACCAGGGACAACTAGATCGCCCTGTTTAAAAGAGTATTTACCATAACTTTCAATCTGATTCTGTAGGATCGACTGGGTAGTATTCAGCTCCCTCCCTTGAACAGGATAGGAAGGTCTGAATAATACCTTATAGAAGTCGTTCCCAGAATCGTAGTCGTCAAAATATGGTGCGGCTTTAAGATTAGTCTTCTGTGGCATTGTATTAAACTACCGTCTTGTTTTCGTTTATAATCAGAATTCGATGACTAACTTGATGTCCTCAATTTGGTCAGCTGCTCTAGTGATTAGTCTTCTGTTCTCTATGTATATGAGGTCTCCCGAGTTATTTTCAATCTCTGGAGATGCAAGACCATCAGTAAAGATAGCACCCACCAATTGAGTTCCATCTGCCAAGGCAACTTCAACTGTTCCTTGTGAAGCAGAAGAAGCACCAGTGATTGCATTTGCAGCATCAGATGCAAAGTCTCTCACAATTTCATTACCATCTTTGTGGTACTCTGGACTCTGAATGTACTTCAGAACACCGCTACCAGGGGTTCCAGGCGTGGGAGTAGGAGAACCAGCATCTAGGGTCCAAGAGACTACAGTGCCCTTTGCAGTGCCTCCAGCAACAGTCTGTGAGATCATCTCATCAGGAGTGAAGTTTCCAGTTGCTCCAGTCAATTTAACTGACTTTAGACCAGAAAGAGTATCTGCTGTAGCGAAGGTAGTTGTACCGTACTCAAGAGGGTCCTTGATAATACCGATACGACGGAAGTCGTTATCTACAGGGAAGTCACCAGCATTCTCAACAAAGGTGAGACGAATGTTCGTCATAACACGCTTTGTGTTAAGTTCAGTTTCAAAGTCAGATCCGTGACCACCTTGAGGAGGAAGAATAACTTCTAGTGCTGGAGCCGAAGTTGCTGCTACTGCTTGTGATACAGTAAGTGCTGCATCCGTAAACAAACCAATTGCTTCAGTGCTACCAGCGACTCCAGAAGGAACACCAGTTACAACTGGAACAGATGCATAAGTGTAACCAGAACCTGGTACTTCGAGTTCTGCAGCAGAAATAGCACCACCAGTAACTGTTAGTTTGACAACACCACCAGCACCGTCTCCCATGATAGGAGCATAGAAAGTGCCGTTGGTAAGACCTGTACCAGCATCTTTGATAAGGGCGACATTAATAGAACCAGCAACAGCAGCTGTTTCAGTTGCAACTCTGGTTGCTTCTCCTGCTGCCGAGATAGGCATGAAGTCAGAAGAAAGGAATGCTAGTACATCATCGGTAGGCATGGTATACATGTACTTCCAGATGTAAGAAGCATCAGGAGCAGTGAAGATTCCAGCAGCATATGTACCTAGACCTGCCGAAGGGTTAGTCTTTGGTTCGTGAACTACGTTAACACCAGATGGATTAGCGATACTTTCGCCATTATAAAGACACTTGAATACTTCATAGTTCTGGTTCATTACATAGAACTTTGCAGAACCAATACCAGTTGCACCCGTAGCAGTAGAAACACCAATTTGTCCACCACCAGCTGGGGTAGCAAAATAGTTTGGTTTCCACATATCAAACTTGGGATTGTTTGCTGTGTCCCAGTTGTATCTTCTTACAACAGATCTTGCATAAGAAGAAGTAATTCTTTTTGCTGCAATAATGTCGTCATAAACGCTGAATTTCTCGGTCTGATTGTCAAGGGGTACAGGGGGAACATTCTCTGTAGAATATCTGTAGACACCTGACGTTGCGGTAACACCCGTATCTGCCGAACCATCAGACTCTTTTAGTGCTGATCCCAAAACAGGAGCAGCAGTTGGAAGAGGACCAACCGATTGAATAAGAAGACTATTAGGACAAACCTTTGCGATAGTGCCCTTGAATGTAGCACTGCCCAAAGCAGCACCAACATATACTTGATTGCCAGCGGTAAAAGTCCCGCCATCTGTAGCATAAACTTCTAGATACGAGTCCCATGCTTGGGGTCTGCCGACAAAGAAGTACATTCGACTTCGGTCGGCACCAGTATCACTAGCGCCTTCGGTTAAAGACTCTAGGAACTGCTTCGCATTAAAAATTCTGAACTTTTCCGAGATAATAGCAGCCATTGAAAATAAGAGATACGGGTTGGATTTCTGTGTTATTTATATTTATACGGTGTTTCTAGAGAGTTGTCCCTAGACCGATAGTCCTGATGAACTGACCAGCAGTATGTGCTTCTGCTGTTGTGTTGTCAACACCTCTTGTAACACCAATAAGACGATCAGATAATTTAGATGTGTAGGTTACAAGCTCTTTACCGACAAGTAGTTTACCACTGTCAGGGAAATTAGTGGTATCTGGAATGTAGATGACAATTGAATTTGCTAGCAGTGGTGCATCTAGATAAGACATCAACTCTTGAATAGATGGAATTCCAGGATTAAATAGAGTTCCATTAGTTGTCAAGGATGTATTATTTAATGTCATATTTTCCATCCATGTATCAACACCTTCGCTGATACCATTGAATTGTGTGTATGTCAATTCAAGTTGCTCTAGAGTAATTCCAGATACATTTGCATAACCAACATCTAGATACAAGTAATCAATAAATGAAGCTACAGTACCTCCCAATTTACCTTGTGTGTAGAATTGTGGATAAGTAACTGGATTTTCATCCAAAGCAATAACACCAGAATTGAAATATCTGGTCTTATCCACTCGGAATGATTCAAATCCAATATCCTCTGCTTCAAGGAACACTCTGACGAAAGTTGGTTGCTCAATAGCAGCTGGTGATTGTGTTGCTACAACATATTGAATATGTGTAATGATATCTTGCTCGAATGGGAATCCCATTCCAATTTCAGGAGTAACTAAATCCATTCTCCTGCCAATCAATCTCGCAGATCCAAGAGGATTAGGAGATTGTATAACAGCAACATGCTCAACCAAGTTACGTCGATATAGATCAATAACAGAGGATGTAGTTTGAATCGTTGCATTCAACCCTTCACCTTGACCACCAAAAATAGTTCTAACTAAAGAAAACTCTGGATGATTATTTTCACGAAGAATATCATATCCTCTAGAAATAACAACTCTTGGAGGAGCAGTATATCCAGAACCACCATCTACTAAAATGATGTCAATGATTTGACCACCATATACTATAACTTGTGCTTTAGCACCGCCACCCTCACCATTCGTAGGAATGAAGTTCAATACTGGTGGGCTATTATAGTTATAGGCAGTAGGATTGATAAGAATACTATTTTGGAAGAAATACGTTAGTTCCCTTCTATTCCAATTCAAAGAGGTTACCTTACCAGTATCAATGGTTGTTGTAACTGACAGACCTTCACCTAATACATCTCCGTTATAATCAGAAGCAGCAACTTTAGCAAAGAAGTTAGCAGAAGCATTACCACCTGGACGATAATCAGTTGTTTTAGCAAAAAGTGGAGAACTAATAATATTACGATATTCACTTTCACCATCAATCATGATCTTATCTCCTCTACGGAGAGTTGGATGCTCTTTTAGAATCTCGCCACGGTAGTCGTAACTATCAAAAGAATCATTAGTAGGCAAGAAAGGAATATAGTTTGCTTCCACACGATTAAGAATACGTTCTCCAGCAACATTTGTTGTATATGCAATGGAGAAGTCTGTGAAACTAATTGTCAAAGGATCTCCATCAAATCTATCAAAAGTGACATCAGAGCCAGCAACAAAATCAATATTTTGTGATTTCAATATAGCAATCCATTGATCTCCAGTTCCCTTTTGGATACTCATAAGTTCACCCCAAACCCTACCTCCTTGTACAACACTAGTTTTATCACTAGTGTTTAAGACATACCAAGAAGAGATGGTATCGTATGTACCTGCACCATCAAAAGTTACAGTTGCTCTGTTATAGAAAGCATCTTGTTCATAATTAAAGATATTGAGAGTAGATTGATAGTTCTTACCATACAAACGAATAATATCTACTCTTGCACAAGTATAAGATCCATCTGCCTGTTCTGAATACTCCAATGGTTCCATAAAAGTAATTGAAGCTCCATTGATCTTGTATGACAGATCTTGTTGTTGGAGAACACCATCTACATAAACATATGCATATAATGTACTATCAATAGTTCTTACATTATTATTTGAGTCATAGATTAGGTATTGATTATTTTGATTATAAGGAACTATTCTCTTGTCGATACCAAGTCTTTCGTATAGACCTACACCAAATCCATAAAAATATGTTTCATTCTGCAGTTCTTGTGGAAAAGCATCTGAATCATAGAGATCCTTGTAGTTTTTAGGTGCTTTGACAAAAGCGATACGATCTGTTTTGTTTGGACTCGAAAATCTTCTGATCTCATAAGAACCTTGCTGTAATACTCCATCGAGATACACAAACAAGTCTTCATTGACCTGTGTCTTCACGACACTACCATCGTCCCAATTCAAATCAAAGATTCTAGTTCTACCGTCGAACGAATCTGCAATATTTTTTAAATTTTTCAGATAACGTGCATTATCCGTATCTTCTCTAAACTTGAATGCTCTAATATATGCACTCTGTGGGGGAACAAGCTGATCTTCAGTAACTCTTGGACCAAGTGGCGGTTCAAAGAAGAAAAGTTGGTTACCTACAACTTTAAAAGAATATCCTGGTCTTTGTGCAATACCATCAATGGTCATTAAAATTTCTTGATCATTGTATGGTGTGTATGCAGTACCAGTTGCAGCATCAGTAATAGTAAACTGTTTGTTACCAATTTTCAAACCAGTCTGTGGATCATATCTACCGTCAAAAGCAGGAGACAACTTAAGTTCTCTTACTCTGGTAAGAGTTTCGTCAAAATCGGATACAGAAACTGATCCTTCACCTCTAATAACTCTAGAGTCTTTTACTTTAATTACCTGTTGCTGAATAGTTCTCTTTGTAGATAGAGAGGATACTGCAAGTGGAGGACCAACCAAATACATGGTGGACTTAAATGCCTTCTGATCAGATGGCATATCAGATACACCTTCAGATTCCACGTAGACTTCACCAAACATCTTGAATCCAGCTGGATGTGTGGTATCTTTAATTACATCACGCCACTGGTTGATTGGTGTTCTAGATCTAACAACATAAGAATAATCTTGATAGAAATTAGAATCGTGAATTCTTTGATTGCTAGAACTTACCTTTCCTCTGTCGGAAGTAAATCTACCAATTGTCTTTTCTCTAGTAACAATGTTAGGGATAAACGAAGATCTACTAATTGTCTTGATACGAGCAGTTTTCTTCCTACTCTTTCCAATGATAGTCTGTCCTTCTTTGAAAACACCGACAACATCTTCCAAACGTAGAATATTAGATCCTACTCTCCATCCATTTGGAGCAACTATGCCTTGAGCAACAATAATACCATTTACTTTCTGTTCAATAGTTTCACCAGGTCTAAATGCGTCTAACTCAAAGGTATCAAGAATAAAAACATCAGGTGAATAGTAATTTGATCTAATCGTACTATCGCTATGGAATCCCGATCCATTTCTTACAAAATTAACGTTTTGTGGACGACCAATATTATCAGACACAAAGAACAACTTATTGTCTGTTTCAATAATTTCCAGTTTTGGTGTGGTGGTATAATTACCAGGATCGGTAATTCTGACTTGAGTGATGATACCATCCTTTACATCAGCAATTGCTTTGAGACCACTTCCCAGACCAGAAGCAACAACAACTTCTGGTTTAGAATATCCTTGACCTGGAGTGACAATATCAATTGAAATAATTTTATTAGTAGATATACTCCTGACAGCATTAACGACTGCTTTGTATCCATCTGCAGGGACTACACCTTTAATAATTGGCAACTTATCATATTCAGATCCAAGATTGTCTAGCTTGATAGAATGAATCTTACCAACTGACTTACCTGTATATCTAATATCTCCAGTTCCATCGTATTGGGGAACATCGGAAAGTTTGTAGACAACTTTTTTGTCTGTAGTGTACGCAACTTCTTTTCTACCTGACAAAGGGTCATCAACAATACGAAGATAAGATCCTTCAGTATCAGTTGTAGAAGAAGTCAAGAAATAATAGTAACTTGTGAAGTTAACATCTTTTCTTGTTTGTTCTCCAATGTTTGCACCATATCCAAGTCTAATTCTCACAAATGCACCAGCATTACCAGGTTCAGTCAAACCAACTTCTTTTTCTTCGGTAAAGACATTAAAGTTTGGACTAGTTGAGATATCAAGGTAAGAGTTCAACATCGAAGGATGACTTACATCAAACTTGTAGAAATAATACTTCTGAATATCTACAATAGGATTAGTGAGGAAATTTGTATTATCTGTAGAGAATAGTAGTTTATCACGAATATCATTTACAGAACCTACAGTAACAATTTTTTGTGGATTACTGGTATCAACAATTGATGATACTGTGGTCAAAGCAACAGGGCTAGTTGCATTGTAATCCCAGTTGACAATTAGTTTTTTAGTTTCATTGTCATAAGAAACAACTACTGGTGCATTAACACCAGTTCCAATTCTTGTACCAGCTGCAAATCTGTAATTCGGCAAATAAGATACTAAATCTTTATTATTAGAATGATTAACTTTGATAGTTCCTTCTTGAGCTCTTGCTACTGAAATATTTTTATTATCTGTATCTACAGCAGTAATTTTAACGATCTCGTTACCAATAGATACAAGATCATCAACTGATGCTGCAAAAGTATTAGTAACGTTTACATCTGTTCTATCAACACCAAAACCAACAAAATCAACGTTAATTAGTGGACCAGCAGCACTTGGTGCAGGATACACTGTGATAGTTCCACGAGCTTCTGGATGAGTTACACAGACATATTGATATACACCAGGAACTGTAGGTACAAAGACAATAGGATCTGTAACAGATCCACTGTTAGTAACACCACCAGCAACTGTATAATCGATAGTAAATTGAGCACGACCATCATCTTTGAGTCCCAACTCTATGTCAGATACAACATGCACTGAATGACCAGGCATTGGTTGTAAAGTAAGAGTAGATCCTACACGTATTTCATAATTTGGGTTTCGCTCTCCTTGATCATCTTCAAATCTGTATTGAGGTTTGAGACTACCTGGAGGGCTGTATACATCAACACTGGTAATTGCAACACCACTGATAGTATCATCAGTAGTTAAGTCTTCACCTTCAGTATCGGCAACAAAGTAAGTGAAAGCAAAATTGTCATCATCTTTAGAAATATAGATGAGATTAGTACCACCAGCATCATTCTGGAAGAATCCTCCGACATCGCCCAGTGCTGTTACTACAGTTGGATAATCTGCTTCAGCAACGAAAAATCTTTTTTGTGCATAAGACTCAACTTCTGTTTGATTCAAATACACCATCGATAGAATCGGGGAGATGTCTGAATCAGCTGCATCTACTTTAGCAATAGCAGATGGATCAATTGTTAGGATATCGTCTGCTTTATAATTTGCACCAGCACTAGTAATAGTAATATTACCAATATTACCACTGTTATCAAAATTAGCAGTGTCTACACTTACAGATGCCTTTGCTGCTACTACATCAGATCTCGACAAAGCAGAATTAGCAAATACAAGAGGGACATCAGTATACTCTCCAGAAATGTAGTCTTTACCTAAACCAAGTACAGTAGATTCGCCAACGCCAGTATCATCAACCTTTGCACGATATTCATTTGGAAGTAAAGTGATCTCTTGAAACTTTTTCTTCGTCACATAGTAAGTTGTCTCTGTAGTGGCAGGATCTGGATCTACTGTGATATTAATAATATCTCCAGTGCCAAAGTCATGATTTTCAGTTGTTTCTAGAATAGCAATAGAATCATCAACATCAGTAATATTAATATTTCTACTCAACTGATTAATAATTACAATCTCTGTTCCTGCAGTATTACCTAGGTCAGAACTTTTAAGAATTACTTCACCTTCATTATAATCGAGGTAATCGGCAAAATCACCACTTGTAACCTTTAGTCGAACTGAATTTTGGTCAACAGTTTGATTTAGGATTTCTCCAGTGGCAATCTCTGTTGTTGGATCCTCAAATAGAACTAAAGCAAGAGTTGCTCCTAAAGTGTAAGAACTGTTTTGAGATAGCAGTAAATTGATTACTTGAGTAGAAGAATTGATTTCATATCCAGCCTCAAAGGATCCAGTGATATTTCTGACACCAATTTCATTCTCTTCAGAAATGTCTCTAATAATTTCACCAGTTGCACCTGTAGTCTCTTGAGTGATAATATCACCCTCAAATGCAAAGAAACTAGAAAGAGATGTCAATAAAGCTGCTTTGGTTTCTTTAGATTCAATACTAGAGACAGTCTTGCCAAATGTAGATGCAACAATGCCAGCAGCACCAGATCCACCAGTGCCACTGTCATCTACGTATATTCTTGATCCAATTTGGAATGTAGGTTGAGAATCTTCAATGCTTACTGTATTAACAAATCCTTTACTTACAGTATCAATATACGCAACTTCTCCAGAACCATTCTTCAACGTTCCTGGAATGAACAAACGTTCGGATGTAGTAGGAATAGATCTTTGAGTTACTTTACTTTCGTAGTTGGACCTAACTGGTAAAGAATAAAAGTTATCTCCAAGGATATAAGGATATACAGGAGTATTACTAGCATCAATAGTTACAAAGTATGCATATGTACCTTGTGGATATTCTGGTGTGACGCAGAATCTACCATTGTTAACATCAAGGCGAGTCTTACCTGTATCAACAGTAGCAATCCATTCATAGTCATCAACGAAGGTGCCCATGTCATATGGAGCATCAACAGGACCATCAGTTCTTGAATTCTTAAGCTGATATCCACTATTCATCCTCGCAATAGAGGATTGATTCGATAGCGGGTTGCTAAAACCGTAAGGACCGTAAATAGGATTACCATCATAGGCATAACCTAGGATAGGCGAGTGTGTTAAAGTAGAAGTCTCTTGGAATTGAGTTGGCGTTAAATTGTCCCCTAGTCTAAAACGAAGGCGTTTGGGGTTTGCAACCACTCCATAGTAAAACTCATTTTCTATGAGGTCTTTTATTGCAAGACCACCATTATCATCAATGAAATTAGAATTATTAAAAAATCGGTCTTTTACCCAACGGTAAATTGTGGCAGTTGCAGTAGCAGGATTATTTCTTGCCTCTTCTACAATTTCTACTCGTACATTCTCTTGAGTGTAGAATTTACCGCCATCAACTTTTTCAAATCCAGTAATCTTACCTTTGGTATCAACAGTCGCTCTAAATTCTCCAAATCTACCTTTTCCTGCCAAATCGGTAATAATAACAACTGGAGGTGCTGAATAATATTCTCCAGCGTTAATTAGACGAATACTAGTAATTTCACCAGAAGTTACAATAGCTTCTGCTACACCATTTCTTCCACTGACAATTTCTACTAGAGGGTCTGCTGTGAAATTCTTATTGAGACGAGTAAATACAGAGTTTACAGTATCACCGACTAAAGTTGACAAAGCTAGTTGTTCTTCGCCATTAATAAGGACAAAAGGAGGTTTTGTATATCCAGAACCTCTGGAGGTCAATGTGTAAGATTGGATGTTGCCATATGCAATTTGATCCTCGCTCTTATATCCAAAAGCAATACTACCATCTACAAATACACCAATATCTCTAAATGGCGTTTTATATACTTCAGTAGTTGTACTGGTAGATTTTGGTATCAGCTTGAGTTGATTAGCATCAACTAGATTGGGTTGATCCTGACCAGTAAGAATAGGTGTGGATGGATATGAAGATGTTGCAATATAGTAATACTGACCATCTTGATAGACGGCACTAACATCAGCCAAATATTTTTGGAGTGGAAGACCTACACCAGGATTAAGAGGAACCGAAGCAACAGCACCAGTGGTATTTACTTTCCACCTTACAGATCTAGTTGATTCGTCATAAATGATTGTATTTCTAGTTTCAAATCCAGGTTTAGAGATCTGGATCTTATCTCCCTTCTGGGAGTAAGGATATACTTGATCTGGAGAAAGTTTTGTTAGAATGCCATATAGAAGCAAACTAACATCGTCACTTCTTACATTAGAGTAACTAGTTACAATGTCACCGACATTATGAATTCTCGTGACAGTTCCACGTTCTTTGATAATAAACTGTCTAGCAGTCTTTCCTTCATACTCAATGATCTCGCCATTGATCTGTACAAACCCTTCTTCGGAACTCCAACCTAAAGTAGAGTCTACAGTGATTGTATCGTTAGTTGTAAGAGAGGTCCCCAAAACCCTGTCCAGCACTGTCTTTTGGGGGATGTTAAAATCGCCATTTACAGAAACAGGATCGATAATTAAATTATAAAGACCATAGTCTCCTACTTTACCAATTTGGATTATATTCTCTACATTAGCAGATGCATATGACGATCCAATAGAATTCTTATCCTCTTGCTGGATAATAGTCTTACCAATCAATTTATTGGCATCACCACTTAAAACGATTGCTTGTATTGCAAATACAGCAGACCAATCAGATTCCGATACTTTTACGGTGCTATCTTTTGGAAAGTATGTAGTTGGAATATCATCAGCTCTCTTTGATACAATAGTATTGAAGATGAATCTGATAGATTTGTTGCCACCTTTAGTTTTGTAAAAATCTCCAATGTTCTTGATCAGGAGTCTCTTATCTACATCATCCTTCAAGTATGCTTCTGGAAAGTTAACTAGGTACTCTCGCTCAAATGCCCTTACAAAGGCATACAAGAACAAATGACTTAAGTTATGTACATCTTCACCAACCAAGTGGTCTACTGCTGATGTAGACACAAATGTGGATTCATTATGCAGGTCTCCGAGAATGGTTGTACCACTCACTCCTCTAGAGACATCTAAAAATTCTGTAGCTGTTCTCTCTTTATAGAAACAGATTTCTGTTCCAACTCTAATATATCCGTTCTTCTCTGGAAATGAACTAGCATCAGCGACTACCAAAGTCGTGGAGGATGCATTTACAGTCAAAGCAACTGTAGTAGATTCTTTCAGTAAATTTTTCTCATAAAAATCGACATCACGATATTTCGTAATGTTGCTGATGATATCAAGAGGTTGACCGACTGATTCCTGTTGTCGATAGTATGCTTCTAAAATACTCGAAAAGTTTTCGTATTCAGAAACAATAAACCCAGGAAGTTGGTCTTCAATTAGAGCCGAAATCTGTGTACTCATCTATTACTCTGGATATACCGCGAACTTGCTGTTTGCAACATCTAAATCTAGATACATGTGTCTAGATGCATTAATGTCGTTGTTACGTGGGATCACTCGAACCGAGATTCTGTTGTCAAAGAAGGTTCCCTGTAAGATGGTTACATCATATAATTTGATTTCGCCTTCCTCATAATCAACATCACCAATATTGTCGTTCAGGACAATCTTTTCACCTGTACCAGGATCCAATCTATATAGGACGATTTTACCATCCCTGTCCTCAAAATAAACGACAACATTAGGATAAGCAGTTACCTTGAATCCTGTTGACATAACAACAGGTCCATCTTCAGGACATGACAACTTAAATGCATTCTGGAAACAAAGTTCATAGAATGTTGTAGTATTGATCTGTGGATAGAAATCCTTCCTCATCATTACTGTTGTAGTGTTAGAGGTGATAGAACGATCAGCATTGTCAATCACACCAACATACTTACTATATCTAAACTTACCGTTAAACTTCTCGGTGTCAGACAGTTTAGTATAGTCTTCTACAGCATTTGTGACTTTAGATTTAATATCTGTAGGGAATTGATTTGTAATACGAGTATTGAAGCTGACTCTACTGTCTAACTCCAAATACAAAATTGATGGATCCTTAATCTCTGGAGTGACTGATGCCACAGCATAGTCTTTCAATCTAGCAATAATTTGCTTTTTAGTTACACTAGAGAGTGTAGCGCCACTATCAGGTTTGATAACAATCTTGACCTTACCAAATTCAGGGTATCTCTCCTCTTCACCACCATATGTAATGATGTCAGATACTGCAGGATAAATCTGCCTTACGATAGCACCATAATCCATTGCAGTAACTGCTCTGTTCTGTGTGGCATATAGTTTGGGGGCATTGAACTTAATCTTATCAATACTCTCAATACCTGCACCACCATCAGCTGCAGAAACTGTCGTGATGTTAGTTACGGTAAGTGGATACGCAACACCGTTATTATCCTGTAGTATACCACTAAATGTAAATACACTAGCGCCGTTTGCAGCTGCACCAGCAGAAATTAAGTATGATACCTCAACGTAGTTATTGTCCTCTAACGCAGAACCAACTACACCATCACCAAAAAAGAGTTGATATTGCTCATCAGCGTTTTCATCTACGTAATAGATCTTGTCAGATGCTCCAATATCAATAATATTGTTAATCTGATTGTAGTATGCAAACTCTGATGAGTTCTCGATGGGAAATACTTTGACACGAAGTGTGCTAGTGTCCGCACCGCTGTTCTTTAGAATGAACTTTTGATTTTTTAATACCGTAGACTTGGTGTAAGTCTCTTCAATCAAAGTTCCTTCTTGGAGTACAACGTTCTCAAAAATTGCTTGACCGTTGATAACTCCCGCTTTATAATCATCAATTACGACAAAACGATATAACTGATCATCAAATGTAGTAACAAATCCCGTGCCCTTCTTCAAGGTAATGACACTTGGGTATGTTCCTGTAAAATTTACTTGAAAATTAACTGTTGCTTGCGGAGAAACAATAGACTTTGGTTTATATCCTAATTGTTTCGCAAGAGATACAACGTTATCACGGAGTGTTGCTGACTCCAAAAACAATTCATTAGCCACCATGTTCGTGTTGAACGCAGTGTAATACGTATTATATGCTAGTACATCTAGCAAATTACTCCAAGCAGACCCTTCAAAATCAAAATCGACAAAATCAGTCTGTGCTCTTAAGTAATCTTTGAGCGCAGTCTTGATGTCAGCAAAATCTAAATTATTGACTTGAATATACTTCATCGGGTTCTCTGTAAGAGGAAGTTGACGTTTTGAGGTGGTTCGTCTTGACGACCACGGATAGTGAACTCTATCTCAACATCAAAAGCATTATCATCAAAGTTTGGGTCAACTGACAATTCTGTCACATCAACCCTAGACTCGTACAACCTCAAAGTGGTTCTGATTTCTTCTTCGATCAAACCCGCTGTACCAAAATCAAGTGGTTCAAATAATAATTCGCTAACACCACAACCTAACCGATCATCGAAGAATCTTTCTCCAGGAGTAGTCAATATAAGATTAACAACTGACTGTTTAACAGATGCATCGTCTTTGGTTACTAGTAAGTCACCCGTAATTGGGTGAGGCTTCATAGTAACCTTTAAATCTTTAAAAGACTGTTGATTGGGCACAATAACACGATTTATTGTTTATTTATGGTCCTTTTTCTTATCTTCTGTCTTGCTTTTTTTCAAAAGTTTGTCAGATTCGATTTGAGTGATAAGAGTCATTCCTGATTTGATAAAATCTTTGCTCTTATCAGTTGGTGAATTACCCATTTTCTTTCTCCTGTTGTGTTTGCCAAAAATAATCGTCAGTGTCTCCTAGGCGTCCCCAGTCGATTCCTGCCTCTACTTGGTATTCTATGGTAGATACTTTAAAGTCAGGGAATTGAGGTTCCTGTGGGGTGATAGAGAGGTCATACAGACGCATCCTATTATTAGGATACAATGCATACTGACCATTCTCTAATGCAATGCAATTATGTGATTTATGCTCTTGAGGCACTTCACTCACATTATTATCTATCACATCTGGATTTGCATGATAGTTATCTAATGTAAACAAGTATTGACCTTTCATCAAACCATGGTCTCTTGTAAAGACCTCACAGTCCATTGATGTTACAAATCCTTTGTTCATACATGCAACACCATAATCCATACAATTCCAAAATTGTAGGTTTTCCAGACTCATATCAACATCTGGTGTTTTAGGTGATCTTACAAATGCACTGATAGGTAGCTTGTCATACATTGCTCCATATGTAGGCAAGTATGTCTCAAAGTAAAAAGCACGCCCAGGTATGCTTTTAGCACATACCCAGACGCCCTCTACAAACTCCCCATGCCCATCTTGATGATCTCGTAAGTATTCCCTACGAACCCACACTTTCTCTGCAGGAAGATTGCAAATTAAATTCATCCTTTACCTTGACCACGATAACGCTTCTTTGCACTGTTCCGACTCGATGCTGCATACTTGGTGTTCTTACCATTGCCTTGACGACTCTTCTTTGGAATTGGTTCAATAAACGAATTGCCCATTAGAGATCGATTAAGCTTTGCCATTATTCTAGTGATGAACTTCTATTATTATACCACAGATCTACGTTCCTGCCAATACCGTGTGTGACCCTTCTGTCATCACGGCACCAAAGGATAACGTATCACCTATACGCATTGTATCCAACATGTTGATTCGGACTCTTGTAGACCCTTTTACACAAGTATCAGCATGCGGTGGTTTTTTACCACATACATGAATTGCAGTTATATCACCAACTCTTATTGCTGCAAGTTTATTCACAAAGACGTTCGCTGATCCTGTAATTACAGGTACAGGTGGCCAGCACTGATGACCACTCTCTAGATCTTTTAATCGACTGATTCCACTTCCTGCTGGCATTAACCTTCTCTCGCTTCTGCTTGCTTACTTAAACGATATTTAGTACGCTTGGTGTGATTTTGCCAGTTATTATCTACATCGATATATGCTGGGAACTTCCAAATGTATGGTGGACACGTACTCGTGACTGTGATCTCATAATGAAAACGCAGAGTTTTGATCAGAGACGGCTTATAAGCATGTACATAGTTACTACCCCTCTGTGCTATATCATGTACTGCAGGTCCAATAAACTCCCTACCTTCAGGTGTTGCCTGAAACGCAGAGAGCCTTCCCGATCCACCGATCCTCTTTAACTTCTCATCACGCTTAAAGGTTTTCTGTACTCCAAATCCTCCCTGAAATGTGACGCCCCTCATATTGTCCCTGGTACGTGGTACTACACTACCTTTATAACTTTCTCCAAAACCTGCCTGCATATCATACATATACTTCTCCGTGTAATTACCAATGAGAGGGATTGGCAATACTAATGTGGTGACTCCAGGTGCTACACGGATACTCCCAAAACTCACAGCATCAGTGCCAGGTAGCATTTCTGCTATCGTTGGTACACCTCCCGCTAGTACAATACAACCAGGTGGCATGACACCAATACTGATACCTGTGATTAACTCGGGACTCGGCTGTGCAGGACCAGGCGTTCCTCCAGGGCATACCAAGTTCGCTTGAGCAGTGACATTCACTACCCCCACGGTCTCGTAGATATTCAAGTTCACCCCATCCCGAAACATTCCAGGTATCACAAATGGTCCTGGGGGCGGCAGCATCTTCCACCCAGGTCCAGAACCTAAAGTAAACGATGTTCCATCAGGTATGAGAATTGCCATTATTCTAATTTCTTTAGTCTTTTATCTACATCATCCAAGTAATCTGTTATCTTCTCATGTGCGGTAGCACCAGGGCGTCTATACATGAGGCTTGGAGATTTTAGACGCTCAACTTCAGCTTTCAGTTCCCGAATCTCTTGGAATGCTATCGATAGCACTTCTTCCAGGTTCGGAGATTTCTTTGAGGAGTTCAAATCGTTCATCTTCTTGTTGTGGGTTCTTAAAGTTCTCGGCAGCGCGTTTCTCGAATTGTTCACAGAAATCATCAAACTCGTTGAGAACTTCTGCTTGCTTATTAATGAAGCTATCGTAGTCTTTCATGATTCAACTATTTTGAGCATTTTTTTGGCGGGAAATTTTTTTGATTTCCTTGGAATATTTATCTCGTTTGGGTAACACTTTGTAGGTTAGGGAACGGGTAGGAGTCCCGCTCGGCGTTCGGGGGTATACAATAAAGGGGGCATTTTACTGCCCCCTGTTATCATTTAGTGCTAGGTCTTATGTTTAATACTGTACTGCCTAGGTTAGTGTTAATTAAGAGCGTAACGGTTGCACCACTCACCGAATCCAATTCGTTGGTCTAATAGTAACAACATGTCACGCAAGCGGGCACGGTGCAATGAGTAGTGACCCGATGACCAATGGATGAACACCAGGCGAGACAGTGGGTAGAGTTGGATCTTGTCGGTGGCGCTGCTGTGCTCTCTGGTGTCTAGTGAAATCATCATGCTGTGGGTTGTGTTCTTTGGATAGTCTACCAGATCAGAGGCAGGAGTCAACCCATCGGGCGAATGCCTGCAGTGCCATCATGTCGAGCGGGTCTGCTGTCTCAAAGATCGGGGCTGTGCTCCTGCGTTGTTTGGTGCTGTTCACAACGAAGACCTGATGCTCTGTCTCATCAGCGAACCATGCTGCAGAGTCAGGGTCGGTGGCGTCCTGTCCTGTGAACACCGCTGCAGGTATGCCAGGGTAGACACGGCGGATCTTGTCAAACTCACTACAGGCACGGTCCAGCATGGAGGAGTCTAGATAGGTCTTGCCCTCCACAATGAAAATCAATTCTCCATCCTTGTATGCATGGATGTCCACCTGTGTTTTCTTGTAGCTCTTGCCTCCCCTGCTCTCGATCATGATATAATCGTTGTGCTTACACACGATCGACGGATCAACTGCATAGATCACTGCCTGTGCCACGTCCTCATAGAGGTCGCCCATCGATGCCCTCATCTTGCCGCCTGCGTTGTCTTCTGCCAGGTAGCGAGCATGAAGAGGAGCGATCGTCTCCTCATAGATGCGAATGGCGTTGTCGAGATTAAAAGCGGTGGCGTTCATGGTGTGGGGTTGTGTTCTTGTTTATTGTAGCATGGAAGGGGGCGACCCCTTACAGTTCTGCTAGCATCTGATCCATCTCATCTTGGTCGATGTCGTCATGCAACCATGCCACACCGTCGCCCGTGATGTACTCACCGAATTCATCGATGAAACGCTTTGCCCACTTGCGGTAGCCCAGATTCTTGTTTTCTTTGGCGTGGCGGTAGATCGTCTCATCGTTGCCGATCCACAGTGCAGCGTTCCAAGTCTCGTAAGTTGCCCAACCGTTCATGCTGTGTCCTGTGTTGTGTACTTCTGAATTGTAGTCGGTAGAGGGGCGTTGCCTAGGAAAGCAGTGCCAGCTCCTGGGTTGTCACACTCTCGATCGACTCATCTGCATAGACTCTCACCCATCGGATGGGGTTGCCACCTGGTAGGATACGCCAGATCATCATGTCGCCAGACTCGCCCATCTCACGCCAGATCTTGCATGATTTGTATGCTGCATCGATCGTTGGTGTGTAGTCGCAACCCCATCCATCGAAGTTGCCCCATGCTGCAGGTTGGACGGCGTAGGTTGGTTGATCCATTGTTTGTTTTGTTTCTTGAGAATAGTCTACAGGGTCAGCGATCAATGTCTGTCGCTAATGTTCCAGCTCGTGAACTGGTCTGGTTGGATGCGTCCTGCTCGGACTGCCGTCCTATACTCCATCTCTTGTTGGTGTTGGCGTTGGATTGACTCCATCACCTTCAGCATCAGTGGCGAGGGGTTCTCGCTATGCATAAAGAATCCAGTGCGTTTCATCAAACTAACCCCAGTGCAACTGCTTCCATCACGTCTCCATACTCACCGACGATATCACCGAATGAATCTCGGATGTATGCATAGGAGTCGGACTCCTCATGCATGCTGTAGCAAATGTCCATGGCACGATCGAGATCGGTCGTGGTCTCTGACTCACCCAAGGTCGGGCAAGCGATTTCGTAGGTCGTTTCGTTCATGTCCTTATTATAGGGGCTGTGAGAGGCAATGCGAGAGACAGTGTGCCACTAGGTCGATCGTCCACGGGCGGCTGAATCAGTTTGTGTTACATAACCTCACCGAGTTCTGCATCAATAGCGTCCACAATTGCTGAATGAATGTGATCATAGTCTTGCAGGTTAATTAACACGTCCTGGCAGACTTCATCTGATTGATACACCTCATCACCATTATCATCGTACTTCACAACATCTTCGCTGGTGTAAATCCACCCAGCTGCTGGTGCATCTTCGCCCTGTTGTTCAATGAGATTTTCAACCCTTGCTTTGAGTGCTTTGAGTGAATAGAACTGTGATGCCATTGTTGTTAGATAGTAGGGACAATAAAAAAGAGGGGATATACCCCTCTCACTCATGCAAACTCACTGAATGTGTAACCGTTGACGAAATCATGGGTGACTTTGTTGTCACGAACGTACCATGCAAAGTCCTTTTGAAATACACCATCAGTGAAGGCATTACAGAACTCATTGATGATAGCGTTGAGACGAGATTTGGTAGTGTTTGACTGCCAACCTCCATCGAAGATGGTAACAAAATCATCGCCAACTTTAGCGATCAAGTTACCATGCAAGCGAACCTCTGACACACCATCGGACGTGGTGACCGATGTGTTTGCTTTGGTCCAATTGGCGTTGCCTGTGATGGCAGCGTTCATCTGGGTTTCGATCTTACGCATGTTTGGTGTCGTTTGGTTGACTTCTATACAATACAGGAACGGGAGGAGATTGCAACCCCTACCGTGCCACCTTGTCAACCGTCACACGGCAACCCTCGATTTCACTTATGTTATGGGCAACAATCATAGCAGCTCCATAGTTATCCACAAGTGTACGTTGATTTACATCCTGTGTGCGATGTTTGGTCACTATGTAACCCCTACGTGTTGATGGAGTAGTGATGACTCTCATTTGAAAATGTTTCAACTGTGTATACACTACATGATCCACATCAAATTGCAAGTGATAGTGGACAGTTCAACTTGTGTCCACTACCTATTGACAATTCAGTCAAATTCATCGTAGTTTCTGAACTTGGCAGATCGTTTTGCTCTGCTTTTGAATCTCTTGGCATTCTTAACATCATATCCAAAGTGTTCATAATCATCTTCAATCTGAAGTTCTTTGTGATTACTATCTGGATTGTACTTACGATTGTTTTTCATTGTTATTAGTCAGTAATAGCAATTATAGAGTAATTATTTAGAATTATCCTTGTTTTCAACTATATTTTTGTGTTTTAGACTAGTTGATACAAATTTACCAATACTTTCTTTGTTATTGATAGTATTTGTAAGGTTTTCTACCCATTTTGTATCATTTATAGTGTAACTATACTCTTTATCAGATGATTTGAATACAATAGTAAGACTATCTTCATTAGTTGTTAAACTAGAAATAGCAGAAGATTCAAAATCTTTAAATTCCATTTTTTTGATTAATTGAGTTTTCTGAAAAAGTCAAAAAACTGACTTTTTGACTTTTCCATGTTTCTATAATAACAGAAAACCTCGGATTTGTCAAGTTCTCGGGGTCACTTCGCAGGCTGTCACAAGCCTCGTTGACTTTCGAGTGCTGGGGCGCTAAACCAACTACAACCCCGCACGTTACCTATGTTTTTTAATACATTTAGTTTTCCACAGGTTTTTCCACAGGTTGTTAAGAAACTAACAAATTGTGTCGTTGATAACCCTGGTGGCTACTACGGAGTGCCTTCACGGAGTATGTGTAGTATTTCAGGCTTATTTAACAACTTCTCTTCATGTACTGAATGTATGTGTTGTCCTCTCTTGATCATCTTAAGTGATGCTTCTTGTGCTGCTTCGAGAGTAAAATAGACTGCTTTAGCACGAGTCAATAGATGTTGATCATAGTATATGTGATCATACTCAACAACATAGTATTTGGTTGGTGCTTTATGTCTATAGTTCAAGAGGAGAGTTTATGTATTTTGTTTCGTACCTTCTGTAAGATAACCATTGATTGTTTATCAGGTAGAGTCTTGATCAGTATCTGTTCAAGGTATTGTAATTCTTTAAGATCAAGTGTCATGAGAGATGGTCTTCCTTGTAATACTTTGTGCCATGGTGCATACAGTGGTCCATCATAGTTCATTTACCAACACCATAATCAGGTGCATGTTGTTCTAGTTGTTGAATTGCCTTACGTGTTTGTTCATTCTCTTCCCATTCCCACTTATCACCTTTACTATTAGTAAATTGTTTTGTTGTCTTCTTAAGTTTCATTGGAAGAAGTCCTCTAGGGTGGAGAATAGTTGACGTTTAGGTTTAGTATACTTGGGATTGAATGTATGAGTATGCTCGGGGAAGATATCAATACGAGAGTTCTTCTTGTTGAGTTTGTATCTAATGAGGTGTTTGTTTAGATGATGTTCACACTCAAACATAGCAATGATCTTATCATTATGATAGATCCATTCAAGTCTGTATGGGAAGTGTTTAGAATGTGGTGGCCAATCAGTAATGTTCTTCCGCCGATCCGTAATCTTCAAAGTCTTCGGAGAGGCTTTGGATTTTCTTTTTGTAGTAGAGGGCTTCGAGTTCTTCTTCATTGTAGTATACAATCAGGTCATCATCATCAGCATGATCAGGATGCATCCACTCATAGAATTCATCAGCAAGAGAGAAAGCATCTTCCATACGATCTTTACGTATGAGAAACTTGAATCTACGTAGTCTATTCTCCATGATGGTGTCCATCTGTCTGGAGAGTCGTTCTTGAGTTGCCTTATTCATGAGTGGTAGTGAGTTCATTCTTGAGGTGATCGTACTGTACGAAAGTATAACCTTCAGGTAATGCTTTCATCAGTGCTGCAGCAAACTCGGCAGGATAATGACCATGATAACGCCAAAACAATTGATATTCTCTGTCAGAGATATTCAACCGTGGCTTGACCTTCAGTTCTTCAGTGATGGGTTCTAGTAGTTCTAGAACATGTTCAGTGATGAGATTCATTTGGTATACATGTAAGTGTTGTTGTACGTCAGCAAGAAATCATATGCTGCTTTATACATTTGATACTCTTCAGGAAGCATATCTTCCCAATCTAAAGTATCATGACTATCCCAGTCAATTGTGCCGTCAACATCAACCAGATAAGTTGATACCTGACCATTCTCTAACATGATTGCCTCGCCATTGACGACGACATACATCTCGGATTCCATCGTGCTCATGATTGAACTGAAGGTAGTATACTATGTATTGAGTGAACTGTCAACCCTTGCGGTACAGATAACCACCACTCCAATCAGCATGCTCTAACATCCAATTGCGTTGTGAAATGATCAGCATATTAAATCTTACACCCTTGGCAGGTGCTTTGATACTTGCTGGCTTATATACATCACCAGTCTTACGATCAACAAATGCATGCACACTACGTGAACCATTGGCATTCATCATGATCTTATGATACTTACGTCCAGTATCAACTGTGAAGTTATAACCACAACGACCATCTTTTAAATCATCAATACATGCTTGATGATACTCTGGACGATCAGATGATGGCATCAAGAACTCATGACGACGCATTGATTCATTAATAAAATTAGATACAAGTGCATCACATAACTCAAAGCAATACTTGGTGATATTCAATTGAATTGTGTTCTGTGCATCCTTCTGGGCACAATAGTCTGAAAACTCTTTGTTCAATGGTGTCGTGGTCATGAAAGTTCCTCGCTGTTGTGTTTAGTATAATGGATGGAGAGCGTCAGACCATACGGACTGTGACACTATGAGTACCGTCCTTATTCATTTGACGAGTGTAGAGATCATTGTGGATACTACGTGCCAGTGCTTCTTCCATCGTTTGGTAGCATACCTCACCCTCTTCAGGAGTGACAGCAGTGATCTCGTAATACTCGTGTTGCATGGTGTGTTCCCTTGACTCTCTTAATATACAGCCCTATGGGGTCACTGTCAAGCGTTCTCACCAGTTTCTGAACTGTCACCCATGATTGTCCATAAACTCATCCAGTGTGTAACCTTCACCAGTTGATGTCTCCTCTACCAATTCTTCAATGGTAAGTAACTCTAACTTGAGACGATACTCCTCTGGTGTGTCATCATCAGGATCATAATCATCATGACAAAGATAGTCCCACTCATGTACGAGTGCATCAATCAGTTGTTCCTTGCTGTACGTTAGTGTCATCGGTTTCAATTGGTTGTGGTGCGACTGATGGTACGAATGGATCACGATCACGGTTCTTAATCACAATGAATGCATCGCGATTATACTTTACCTCACCAAGTGGTGTTGACCACTTCTTATTATATCCTTCAGGTTGATCGATACCTGATGTCTGACTACCTGAAATTGTAATCTCAATGTCATCATCAAGCTCCCACTTCAACTTATCAAACAGTGATAGGATTAACCTCTCCAATGGTGATTGCTTATGTTCATCAAAGAGTCCAGGAGTACGATAAGTATTTGGATCGTCCTCCATATTCATTTGTTCTATAGTCATGAGCTTACATATGATTTGAGTAATGGCATTGCACTGTATGCTGTGGTGCTGTTAACGTCAACAGTTTTACCTGGGCGTTTGTGATTAACTGGTGCAACATAGCACCGCTTCTTTGTGTTGTAGAATCCCCAGATCGAGCGGATAGGCTTATCAGTGTAACTATACCGAGCGTGATTCCTAATCCAAATGCTAGTGATGTTTGCTTTAAACTCTTCAGTTTCATAGCTATAACCCTCTGGTGGTTGATGTGGGAAATCAGTTGGTAATGTCATACAGCATCTAACACTAACAACAACTCATAGCCTGACTCACAGTCATTTAACCAGTGAAGATATGCTGCCCACTGTTGCACAGGTACAAGTCGCATTGTCATCGTTGTTTTTGAATGGTTGAGTTGTAGTAGTCCATCATCTGACTATCACGATGTGCAAGGAACATCAAATAAGATGACATTGCAAACACCGTGATGATAAATGCTAGACCATATTGGATAGCGTTACCCTTATTCATATCCCATGCCATTCAAAATAGAGCGACGAGCACCCATTGCCATAGACTGACAAGAGAAGGTATCAATCAAGATCCAGTCCTCCTTCCAATAAAGTGCCCACCTAGTGCTGCCCCATACTTGCTTGACTGCCATGGGAT